GGATTTCTCAAAACGAATCAATGTTCTTGGAGAGAACTTATGATAAAATGACTTCTTACATTTTGGAGAATTACAGGTCAGGGGAATATCATCTACTTCTGGAAATGTTGCTACAACCAATCCATAAGTTGCAATATCAATATCTACATAAGAAAACTTACGTAAGAAATCTTCATAGCTTTCGAATTTACCAATGGATGGATTTACCATCTTATTGTAAATAACACTTAATTTCTTCTGAATCTGGTCAAATGTGATATTCTCAGTATTCAATGCAATATCACCCATCTCACCATAAGATAATCCAGTCATATAAGCTCTAAATCTAGAAGCTGGAAATACAACTGGAACTTTAGAACTTGAAATCTGAAACTCATTGACTGACTCAATGAATGACTTCTCTGCTTTCTTTACTTTAATAGAAGCAAGATCAATCTCTTCTACTTCTTTTACTCGAATTTCATTTGCAGAAAAAATCTTTTCTTTCTCTTCTTCAGTGAAATCAAAATTTCCACCAAGACCAGTTTTATCAATTAAGATATTTACAACCTTTTGCTTCTCTGCACTTATTGGTTCTTCCTCATCAGATTCTTCTGGCGCATTCATAACTGGATCCATTTCTGGATTTGCTTTTTCATCATCAGTTTTTTCACGAAGAAGAACTTTTTCACTGGCATCAGTATTTACTTCTTGACCTTTTGAAATAGAATCTAAAGTATCCATCATAGCTGCCATCTCCAGCTTATTCTGTGGAGGATTTACCACTGTTACATTCTGTGCAGTTTCAATTAATTTATCCATTTCTGCACTGTATGCATCCATTTCATCTAATGCATCACTTTCTGACTTATTAGCAATTAACTGCTTCTGCTCATTGGCTTCTGCCAATTCTTTATTGTCAATTACTAAACCAAGGCTACCATTTGCCTTTGCCTCTTTCATTTTTTCCAGATTGCTCTTTGGCTTCTCTGGCTTTGCTTCTACTTCTTTGCTAGCTTTTAATAAAGAAGAAACATCCATTCCGCTGTCTCTTCCAATACTGCTATTCAATGCTGCCATATTTACAACAGCTGAAGTATCTTTCATTTCTTCACTCATTCTATTTTACTTCCTTTCATGATTTTATTATTCGACAGTTTCTTCAAATACATAATTATATGAAGTATTCCCATTGGAATCTTGTGTAATACCAATGATTAAATTTTCTCTTACAGTTAATACCTGTACTGGTATTACAACTAATAACAAAGGTTGGTTGTTGTATATGGATTTTACAATGTCTAATGAACCATCATTTACATATGATTTGAATTCACTACATTGCGCAACAATTTGTGCTTTTAGCACATCGGTATCGATTTCATCCCAGAACATATAGATTGTTTTTTGAATATCTATCCCAAGTTCTGGCATAGATGGAAAAAATCCTGGTTTTCCAAATAACAATGCCAATATACTATTTGCAACAGTTTCTGTCTCATTCTTATATTTTGCTTGATTAAATGAATTTGTTCCAAAACTTGGCTCTACACCAGTCATTGTTTTCACCACCAACTTTCTGTATTATTTTCAATTACTAAACTGTATTTGATTTAAATTAATATTCATTTTATTAAAAAACAATGACTTAATGAGACAAAGCCTTATATTATGAAAGAAAGGTGGTACGAATAGTATGGCAATAGCAAAGTGCAAGTATTGTGATAAGCATTTTGATAATCCAATGGATTATGTATCACATTTGGAATCTATGCATGAAGATATGATACCAGAAGACATGGTACCATATCAATTTTATTATTTTTTAAAAACTGGAAAATCAGAAGGAAAATGTGTAATCTGTGGAAAAAAGACTACATGGAATCCAAAAACAAATAAATACAATCGATTTTGTGAGAATCCGAGATGCAAAGAAAAATACATTCAGACATTCCGAAATCGAATGATTGGAAAATATGGAAAAATTACTTTACTGAATGATCCAGAACAACAGAAAAAAATGTTAGCAAATCGAAAAATCAGTGGAGTATATAAATGGCAGGATGGTGGACAAACTACTTATACTGGAAGCTATGAATTATCTTTTTTGGAATTTTTGGATTTGGTAATGGATTATGAATCTACAGATGTTATGGCTCCATCTCCACATACATATTATTATGATTATGAAGGAATCAAGCATTTTTATATTCCAGATTTCTTTATTCCATCTTTAGATTTGGAAATTGAAATTAAAGATGGTGGAGATAATGCAAATATGCATCCAAAGATTCAAGCAGTGGATAAAGTAAAGGAAAGTTTAAAAGATGAGGTAATGAAATCCAATAATAGTAATTTTAATTATCTAAAAATTACAAATAAAGACAATAAGAAATTTTTCAGATATTTGGAACTTGCAAAGAAGCAATTCTTTGAAGGAATCAAAAAACCCATTTTTATGACAGAAAGTGTTATTGATGATGAGGAAGATGGAGAGAATATAATTATTGAAGAATCACAAGATACTATTCCAGAAGATATAACTGAAAAGAGTAATGAATCTGTTAAAGAAAAGAAGAAATCTTCATCAATTAAAAACAGAACCGATTCTATTGATAAGTATTTGGATTTATTATAAAGTAAAGGAGAAAAAAGAATGGAAACCACAGATATCAAAGATTTATCCATTGATGATAAAAAGAAACTCATTGATCTTATTGAAGGTATGCCATATAAAATCAATAAGTTTGTTAAAGTATCATTCAATGATGATTTTTTAGATCCTTCTATATATAAAGGGAGTATGAGAAATATGTCTCCCTATTCAAGTTTATTAAAATATATGAAGAAAGATAGTGCAAATGCACATGTAAGACCAATCTTTTCTTTTTATCAAACTGATTTTTGCGATGTATTTGAAAAGATTGATAACTTGGAAGATATACCAAAACTAATCATAAATAAACTTTATTTGATTATGTATGAAGAGTGTTATGATGAAGAAACACTTGCAAAAACAGAAGTAAATTTAGTAGAGATTCTGAATGAATGTGGAAATGATTGGAGATTAAAAGGAAAAATTGCAAAATTAATTTCTACAAAAATCATTCCTTATAAAACTCAAGTTTGTGATTTTTACACATTCTTATCAGTAAAGAATATGTTAAATATTACCTCTGGTAATTATGATCATTTACAGCATTTAACTCATATTATTAATAGTTTGATTGAAAATAATAACTACTATTATTCTGAGAAATATGATTTGGCTGTTTTTATCTATGTATATTTTGCAGAAATTGGAATGGTGGATGTAATTGAAAAATATGATTTACTATCCAGATTTGTAAGTTATATGAGATATGAAGATAAAAAAGAAGATTATATTTCGGATGTTGTAAATAAAGTTACAGAATATGCTACTGAAAAAAGAAAAATCAGTGATGTACTTTCTAATCTTGTAAATATGAATCGATATGGAAAGATGCTAAATTTATCCAAGTATAAAGTTCTTGATACAAATGATGACCCAACTTACAAATCTATTGAATCCAATGGAATTTGTTTCTTATCAAAAAATATTGATATCTTTCGAGATAACATTAACACCATTGCTCTTAATTTAAGAAAGTTAAAATCCGATGATGTATTCTATGGAAATTTGGATGCTACATTCAAAAAAGAATATGTGAATTTTAACTTATCCGAAAATGATTTTGGACATCTATTATCATCTGATGAGATTGTATTTGCAACTGCATATGATGGATATGATGGAGAAATGAGATACATTGGATACTACAACGATCAATTTTATCTATTTTTTACATTACGAAACAAATCAAAACTCATTTATGGATTATCCATTATTCCAATTAATAATGAGGATCGAGCTTTATTTTGTATGAAAGAATCCAAAGCATTCAATTATAAATATACCACTAACATTTAATTAGTTAAAATTCAAGAAGAGACTTAAATGAATTTTTTTAGGTCTCTTCTTTTTAAATATATATTATATTTATGGCAAAAAATTTTAACGTAAGCGAATGCAAAAACAAAGCTTGCAAAAGGAAAGGAAAAAACTTATGAAAACTAGAAATTTTTCTAAGACAACTAGAAGACGTAGACTAATGCGCAATGTGTATGCTAAGGTAATTCGTTGTGGTACAATTGTCTTATTGGCAATGTTTGTATCTTCAACAATTGAATCCAATGAGACAGAAAAAGAAGTTTCAGTATCTATTATTGATACAGAGAAACAAAGTCTAACTGCAGGAGTAACTGCAGCAATTTCAAATCTGTTAAGTGATTCCAATGAAGAAATGGAATATGCATTAACAGCAGGTGTTACAACAGAGATTAATGATTTATTAAAGGATTCCAGTAGCAAAGAAATTTCAATATCTTTATCATCTGGAGTATCGAGAGCAATTAATGTAGCAACCATTGAAGCTACTTATATGCCAGATATTGAATCCAATGACATTGATATTGTTGCTGTGCCATATGAAGATGCAATTGAAATTGAATCTGTATTAAATGAAGAGGAAACCAATAATATAGAGGAGAAAACAACAGAAACAGAAGAATCATCCATTGATAAAATGGATATTGATGTTGCAGAAAAAGAAGAAGTAATTGCAGCGGTAGAAGAAATTCGAGAAATTGAAGAAATGATTACAGAGGAAATAGAAGATGAAGTCGAAGAAGAACCAGAGATAATTGATTATTACCATGAGAAGTTCTCATCCTCTTCTTCTATCAAAGAATATTCAGGGTTATCTGCTAATCAAATTGATGAATTGCTAGAAGGAACTGATTTGCATGGAATTGGTCAAGCAGTTTATGATATAGAGCAGGAATATGAAATCAGTGCATTCTTTACACTGGCTGTATGTTCCCATGAATCTGGTTATGGCTCATCCAAATTGGCAAAAAATAAAAATAATATCTTTGGCATCAAGCGAAAAGCATCATTCAATAGTTCTTTTGAGAGTTTCAGCGATTGTGTATATTATTTTGGAAAAATCATTCATGCATATGAAACCAAACATGGAATATCTATGAATGCAGATGCTATTAACAAACGGTATTGTGAACAAGATGATTGGTCAAGCCAGGTTACAAGTTTGATGAATAAGTATGTCAAAAAAGCAAATGAGTTATATTAATTTATAAATGGTGCTACATAAAATTAATCATGAGATTATATATTATAATCTTGCAACGATATAAATGGATTAGCCATATGTATGGTTTTCCTTTATATATAACTTTTATTTTTAATTTAAGGAGGGTCTTATCATGATTAAGACAAGAGCAGGTTTGGTTCCTGTTGAAAATGAAGTGCCGTATAATATTACGACAGATCTTGCAGAAGAATTTCTGCAGAAGAAAATCAATGCAGTTGTTGAAATGATGCGAAAGAACAATGAATCGGTAGATAATATTCAGATTATGTTATTCTCTACCAAATGTTCAAAGAAGTTCATTCCATTCATGCTGCTGATGCCGCTTTCCGTATTAAAAGGGAAGAAGGAT